GAGGGGGCTTTCAGATTGGAGGTTAATCGTGGCAAACAATGACAACCCACACTTAGCTTGTCCGTACACTGATTGCGGATCAAGTGACGCTTTTAATTGGAATGATGACGGTTTTGGCCATTGTCATTCTTGTTCGAGAGCCTACCCATCCAAGGATATGCCAGAGGTATTCGAATGGGTGAAGGCTGAATATCCTTTGAAAGAAAGGAGAAACCCTATGGACATACCCATAGTGTCACAAACACATGAGGGCATACGTGGCCTTGATACTGACGTAGCCGAACTGTACGGTATTGCCATACAGCAGGGCGAAGACGGTAGACCAGTGCGTTATGCTTACAAGTATCCACACACGGTCAAGTACCGTTTGGTTGACGACAAGTCTAAGTCATGGACTAAGGATCGGGGCATGGGCATGAACCATCTGTTCGGTCCAGAGTTCAACGCAGGTACATCACAGCGTATCTATCTGACCGAGGGTGAGTTCGATGCTGCATCACTGTATCAAATCCTGGGCAAGACATTTCCTGTGAAGTCCCTACCCTCTGCAAGTATCGGTGAGAAGTTCATAGCACACAATCACCTTTATTTGTCGTCCTTTAAAGAGATCATCTATGCAGGTGAGCTTGATCATGCAGGACGTAGGGCAGCTGATAAGTTGTACCAAGCATTCCCAGACAAGTTCTGGTATGTCCCTATGTCTAAGCACAAGGATGCCAATGACTTCTTGCAAGCAGGTGATGGTAAGGACTTGATGTGGGCAGCTAAGAAGCCCATGCGGTACAGCCCTGAGAACTTCTTCTGTTCCAGTGAAGACTTCTCGAATGCACTACGCACAGAGAATCCCTACGAGTATGTACCTACTGGTCATGCAGGACTTGATGAGAAGATTCGTGGCATGGTCAAGGGTGGCTTGACGTTTATCAAAGCTCCCCGTGGTACTGGTAAGACTGAGGTGATCCGTTACTTTGAGACTGGCTTACTGCACAACGAGGGTGTCAAGGTAGCTCTACTTCACATGGAAGAGATGAAGTCTACTACCCTACGTGCTATGGCTACCTATGAGCTAGGTGTCAACGTCCGTACCAAAGAGGATGCAGACCGTAATGGTTACACCCTTGATCAAGTTGAAGCAGCAGCTAACAAGATTGCTGACTCAGAAAACAACAGGACAATCATCTTTGAGATGCAGTCTCATGACGATCCTCTAACTCTACTTGATTACACACGCATGGCAGTCACATCTTTCGGTGCTGACTTTGTGTTTGTTGATCACGTACAACGTCTGGCTTACTTGTCTAACTCTGGTGTTGATGGTGCTACCAGTACTCTGACCACACTTGGGTCACGTATGGCACAGCTTGCCAAAGAGTTGAACATCGGTGTGGTATTTATATCACAGGTCAATGACGATGGACGCACAAAGTATGCAGCCTCTCTTGAAGAGGAAGCTATTATCTGTGTAAAGATTGAACGTGACACCGAGTCCGAGGATGAAATACTTCAGAACACCACTGAATTTATTGTTGACAAGAACCGTCCATTTGCTAAATTGGGCAGAGCAGGTTCAGTCTACTACGATCCAGAGACTACGATCCTAACAGAAGAAATACCTTACGAGAGGAGTGATATAGCAGCATGATTGTATTTGATGTAGAAGCTGATGGACTACTTGATCAGGCTACAAAGATACACTGCTTATCCTATACCCATGATGGTAAAGACTATAAAACTTTGTTTGATTATTCTGACATGCGTGATCTTATACTCTCTCAGCGGGGGTTGGTTGGTCACAATATTGTTAGATATGATGTACCACTTCTAGAAAAGATCTTGGGTATCAAGGTGACAGCACGTCTCTTTGACACACTGCCTATGTCTTGGGTACTAAACTACGATCGACCTAAGCATGGCCTAGAGTCATTCGGTGAGGACTTTGGTGTACCCAAACCTCAGATTGACGATTGGGAAAACTTAACTAGAGAGGAGTATGCACACAGATGTACAGAGGATGTAAAAATAAACTGGCTCTTGTGGCAAGACGTTCTCAAAAGATTTATGTTTATCTACAAGGACAAGGTAAAGTTAGACAAGTTCTTCCGCTATCTGGAGTTCAAGATGGACTGCGCTTCAGTAGCAGAACGGATCGGATGGAAGTTGGATATAGAGTTGGCACAGAAATGTGTGGACGATCTTACTCAACAGAAGTCTGAGAAAGAGGCAGAGCTTATTCAAGTTATGCCAAAGCGCAAGGTGACCACCAAGAAAACAAAACCAAAGAATTGTTTCAAGAAAGATGGTTCTCCATCTGCTCATGGACAACGTTGGTTTGACCTCCTACAAGAGCACAGCCTACCCATGCACTATGACGGTGAAGTAGAAGTTATTAAAGGTTGGGATCAACCCAATCCTAATTCCACTGATCAAGTCAAAGACTGGTTGTACTCACTTGGTTGGGAACCTTGCACCTTTAAATACGACAAGAACAAGGAGACTGGAGAAGAGAGAAAGATTCCTCAAGTCCGTAAGGATGGTGAACTTACCGACTCAGTAAAGCTAATCGCTGAGAGTAACCCTGCCGTAGAAGTTCTCGAAGGTTTGACTGTGATGCAACACAGACTCAAAATCTTTGAGGCATTCATCGAGTGTGAGCAGAATGGTTATGTCCGTGCTGAGATCGACGGTCTTACCAATACCTTACGATTCAAACACAAGAAACCTTTAGTCAATCTGCCTGGGGTAGACAGACCGTGGGGTAAAGAGATACGTGGCTGCTTGATTGCTCCAGAGGGTTACGTTCTTTGCGGTGCTGACATGACATCCCTTGAAGATACAACTAAGAGACACTACATGTATCCATATGATCCTGGGTATGTACACGAGATGTCTCAAGAAGGTTTTGATCCACACTTAGACTTGGCTAAACATGCAGGTGCTATCAAACAGTCTGACATTGACGCTTACAATCAAGGTCAACGTCCAGAGCTTAAGGCACTACGCAAGAACTACAAGGTTGTGAATTACTCTGCGACCTACGGAGTTGGTGCAGCTAAGTTATCTCGTACGACAGGTATGGCTATCCCCCATGCTCAGTCACTGCTTGATGCTTATTGGAAACGTAACTGGTCAGTCAAAGCATTTGCTGAGGCTCAGAAGATACGCAAGATCAACGGCGAGATGTGGGTACAAAATCCTGTAAGTGGTTTCTGGCATTCACTTCGTTATGAGAAGGATGTGTTCTCTACACTTAACCAATCCACTGGTGCTTATTGTTTTGACAAGTGGGTTGCTTACTACAGAACACGAAGACCAAACATCATTGGTCAGTTTCATGACGAGTCTATTAACCTTGTTAAAGAAGGAGAACAGAATGAACACACAGATGCATTGATCTGGGCTATTGAAAAACTTAATCAAGAACTTAAATTAAATGTTGACTTGGGTATTGATGTTCAGTATGGTCAACGCTATAGTGATGTACACTAACAATGGAGGGCCAAATGGCTACACGTAAAGTAAAACTAACTGGTATTGCCGAATGGGCAAAAGTATTTCCACAGAACCGTGACATGCAGGGTTTTGATGGAGCCTATCAAGATTGCAACGGTGCTTGCACAATCGACCTCATCCTTGACGATGACAACCTAGCCACACTAAAGGCTTCACGTTCTATGAAGCGTGGTGTTCCTGATCAAATGGGACGTGGTACAAAGGTAAAGTTAGTCCGTAAGTTTGACACTGGAAGGGATTGGGATAGTGGTGCACCTGTTGTTAAAAAGTCTGATGGTACTGATTGGGACTATGATCTTGATGGCACCATTGGTAATGGGTCTACTGTAGAGGTTCTCCTCTCAGTCTACGATACTAAGATGAAGAGTATTGTAGGTACACGACTGGATGCGGTCACAGTTCTTGACCATGTTCAGTACGTTCCAGATACTGTTTCAGATGATGCTTCGCCATCTGTTGCAGCTGAAAATAATAACAGCGAAGTGTTGTTTTAACCTCCTCCCAAAACAACTAGTGGCCCCCTTCGGGGGGCTACCTTTTAAGGAGATAACATGAAAAAGATTGATACATTAGTTGAAGACCTTGAGTCCGTGATCTATGGACAAGGCGGCTGGAACGGAACCATCGGTTCTATGCTAGGCAACAACATTGCGATGTCTGCCAACAAAAGATTTAGTAAGCCGCAAGAGCCTCGTGGGTATCTATCTCTTTCGTCTATTGGCACACCGTGCAAACGTAAGCTTTGGTACAAAGTAAACAAGCCAGGGTTTGGTGAGCCACTTAGTGCTAACCTACTTCTACGTTTCTTTTACGGAGACATGATTGAAGAACTTATACTATCTATGGTGATAGCTTCTGGTCACAGCATGAAAGGTTCTCAGGACAGACTCAACGTTCATGGCATACGGGGTCACCGTGACTGTGTGATTGATGGTATGACTGTTGATGTTAAGTCTTGTAGCCCGTACGCTTTCAAGAAGTTTAAGGAAGGTACACTACGTGAGAACGATGCTTTTGGTTACATCAGTCAGCTTAGTTCTTATGTCTACGCAGGTAAGGATGACCCATTGGTTACAGACAAGACGCATGGTGCATTCCTTGCGATTGATAAAGTCAGTGGTGAGATATGCCTAGATGTACATGACTTCACAGAAGATCTTAAGACTAAGGAAGAGGAAATGTTAGCAGCTAAAGAGTTAGTTGCAGGTGACATTCCTACTGACCGTATTCAACCTGTACCTGCAAGTAAGGCAAGTCCTAATACTAAGTTAGATAAGTCTTGTCAGTTCTGTGAGTATAAGAAAGCTTGCTGGCCTAACCTACGTATGTTTAAGTACTCATACGGTATTGAGTATCTGGTACATGTAGAGAAAGAACCAAAGGTAGAAGAGGTGTTCGATGACACGGGCAGCTAAAGCAAAGGGACGTGGTGGACAAAATGAAATCAGGGACAAGCTATTAGAAACCTTTCCTGAGTTCGAGCCTGATGACATAAAGTCCACAACTATGGGGGACACTGGGGAAGATATCCAGCTGTCCCCTGCAGCTAGAAAGAAGATGCCTATTACTATTGAAGTAAAGCGTAGGAAGTCTGGTATGAAGATGGCCTACGATTATATTGAGCAAGCCAGTAAGCACGGCAAAGGAGAACCAGTTGTGTTCTTTCGTGCAGATAGAAAAGACTGGATTACAATGATTAGTATAGATCATTACATGGAGTTATTAAGGAAATGGAAGTGAAGATCTGGGGAGTTACGGAAGGTCCAATAGCTATTGAAGAAGTATCTGATGCAGAACTTGAAATGGCACCTGATGGATCTAAGTATTTTATGGTATGTAGGACAGAGATAGATGGTGTAATTGGTGAAGATAACTTTTGGTTCGAGGACTTCGATGATGCTTACGAATGGAAGAAGCATTTTATGAAGAGCATTGATCCGATTGTAATTGACATGGATGGCACTAGTGCGTATAACTAGGGGTCTTTCGAATGAGGTTTGAGCTATCAATAAAAATAAAAGTAGACCCCGATGCTAACTTTCTTGAGACCTTTGGGGATAACTCTGATGTGATAAAAGAACTAATCGAGGCTAGTCTATACGATATAGACGATGTAATTGTGGAAGAATGTGAGGTAAAGAATGTTGAATGAATCAGACTTAGAAGCTTGGAATTATTACAACGAAGCTTTTAAAGAACGTATGACTATGGATCAGTACCAAAAGGCAGCAGCTAAGACTGCTATCTACAACAGTACACATAGTATACTCTACCCTGCCCTTGGTCTAGCAGGTGAGGCAGGTGAAGTTGCAAACAAAGTCAAGAAGATGATTCGTGACAACAACTTTGATCGACAAGGTATTGCTGCAGAGATCGGTGACGTGTTGTGGTATCTAGCTGCACTGTCCCGTGATCTTAATATTGACTTGCATGACATTGCTTTTCAAAACCTAGAGAAACTCTACGGTCGTAAAGCACGAGGTACACTATCAGGTTCAGGAGATAAGAGATGAGTAACCTATTACCAACAGACTATCAATCCTTCATTCACAAGTCACGGTATGCAAAATACTTTGATGGTAAGGGACGTGAGAACTGGGACGAAACTGTCTACAGATACATCTATGAGGTAGTCTACAAAGCTTTACCCAACAATGATTTTGACGGACCTGTAAGCAAGGAAGTTTATGAGTTTGATTGGGGTGCTGTTGAAAAAGAAATACACGATGCTATCTTGAACCTAGAGATCATGCCATCTATGAGAGCTATGATGACTGCTGGTCCTGCACTAGAACGTGACAACACAGCAGGGTATAACTGCTCGTACTTACCAGTAGATGACCCTAAGTCTTTTGATGAAGCTATGTTCATCCTCTTATGTGGTACAGGTGTAGGCTTCTCTGTTGAACGCCAGTACATTAGCAAACTACCTGAAGTACCAGAGCTGTTTGAGAGTGATACTGTAGTTGTCGTAAAAGACAGCAAGGAAGGTTGGGCTAAAGCTTTACGCCAAGTTCTAGCTCTTCTGTGGGCTGGTGAGATTCCTCAGTGGGATGTCTCTCGTGTACGTCCTGCAGGTGCAAGACTGAAAACCTTTGGCGGTAGAGCATCAGGCCCAGCGCCTTTGGTTGAACTGTTTAATTTCGCTGTGTCTACATTTAAAAATGCACAAGGTCGTAAGCTCTCAAGCATTGAGTGCCATGACCTAATGTGTTTCATTGGACAGATCGTTGTGGTTGGTGGCGTACGTCGATCAGCTATGATCTCTCTATCTAATCTAAGTGATGACCGTATGCGTCATGCTAAGTCTGGTCAGTGGTGGGAGACAGCAGCTCACCGTGCACTAGCTAACAACTCTGTATCTTATACAGAAAAGCCTGACGTAGAAACTTTCATGCGTGAATGGACAGCTTTGGTTGAGTCTAAGTCAGGAGAACGAGGAGTATTCAATCGTGAAGCATCTAAGAAACAAGCTGCAAAATATGGTAGACGTGATAGTGATTACGAGTTTGGGACTAACCCTTGCAGTGAAATCATTCTTCGCCCATATCAGTTCTGCAACCTTACCGAGTGTGTCGTACGTGCTACAGATACTATCGAGGACTTGGAAAGAAAAGTCCGTCTGGCAACAATTCTGGGTACTATCCAATCGACCTACACAAAGTTTCCATATCTGCGAAAGGTGTGGAGAGACAACACAGAAGCCGAACGACTGCTTGGTGTGTCACTCACGGGGATAATGGACAACCCTCTGCTGACTGGAAAGAACAAAGGACTCAATGAAACACTTGCTCATCTTCGCCAAGTGGCTGTTGATACTAATGCTGAGTGGGCTAATCGTCTTGGTATCCCTGTATCTGCTGCTATCACATGCGTTAAGCCAAGCGGCACTGTCTCTCAGCTTGTGGATTCAGCATCTGGTATCCATGCTCGCCACTCACGGTTTTACATTAGGACTGTACGAGGAGACAACAAAGATCCTCTTACTCAGTTCATGAAAGATCAAGGCATTCCTCATGAGCCATGTGTGTTTAAGGGTGACACTACTACAGTGTTTAGCTTCCCTCAGAAGTCACCTAACAAAGCTGTGACTCGTAACGACATGTCAGCTATCGAACAGTTAGAGATGTGGTTGGCTTACCAACGTAACTGGTGTGAGCATAAACCATCGGTGACTATCTCAGTTCGTGACTCTGAATGGTTAGATGTGGGTGCCTTTGTGTACAAACACTTTGATGAGATGTCTGGTGTGTCCTTCTTACCACACTCTGATCACACCTATCAGCAAGCACCGTATCAGGATTGCACTGAACGTGAGTACAAAGAACTTTTAAAGTTAATGCCAAAGGCTATTGACTGGTCAAAGCTTTCAGAGTATGAACAAGAGGACAACACTGTGGCAATGCAAACTATGGCTTGCTCTGGTGACTCATGCGAAATCGTAGACCTAGTGTAGGGTCTACACCTTCACCCTGTGTAAAGGTCTGTCGAATAGAAGATGGATACTGCGCAGGGTGTTTACGAACCGTAGATGAGATACGTGACTGGATGATCATGTCTGACTACGAACAAAAGAAACTGTTGTACGAATTGAAATGGAGACAAGATGTACGTAATGATCACTCGTGACCAATGTAACTTTTGTGATCAAGCTAAGGCTTTGTTGAAAGGAGCTAACCTACAATACACCGAATATAATATCCAATCTAAATCTAGTTCGTGGTTGCTTTATCTTTTAAAACGTTCTAGTATTACCACAGTACCTCAGATCTTTAGCCCTTCGGGTTCTCATATTGGTGGGTACACAGACCTAAAGGAGTATTTAGAACATGGGCAAGCCAGTCAGAAAAGCGTTTAATAGAGCACTGTATGAGGCATACGATTCACAAGCTAAGGATGCTTTGACAGAGTACCTCACTAAGAAGGGGCATGTGTTAGTCAACACTGAAGAAAACTACAATGTAGATGTTGTATCTCAGAAGCATGGTTATACTTACTTTAATGAGGCTGAGGTAAAGGTAGCTTGGGATGGTGACTGGCCTACACACTGGAGAGAGATACGTATTCCAGAACGTAAGCAACGTCTACTTGATAAGTACCAAGGTGAGAATGGAGTGCTTAACTTCTACGTCTTTCGTAAAGACCTCAAGCAAGCTTGGCGTATCAGAGACTTCTTGTTGACTAAGGAAAGTCTTGGTGAGGCAAAGGGTAGATACATCAGACCAGGCGAGTTGTTCTTTCACATCCCATACACAGAAGCGGAGTTGATTATACTATGACAGATAACGTAAACCAACCTCCTCACTATGGTCAAGGTAACATTGAGTGTATTGATTACATCAAAGACATCTTGACAGACGAGGAACTTATCGGTTATTATCGGGGCAACGTTGCGAAGTACTTACATCGTTGGCGTTACAAAAATGGTCTAGAGGATTTGAAGAAAGCAAGATGGTACTTAGAAGCACTAATACAGCATCAAAGCAAAAGATGAAACCGTTTAACGAAGGATACCAATCCTTCCTCAGAGGTAACTTGGGTAATCCCTACCAAGTTAATACAAAAGATAACAGGGATTGGGAGATGGGTTTTAACAAAGCCTATTTCAAAAACAAGGAGCTGGTAATTGAAAGAGAGCTTAGAGAAAGAAGCAAAAAAGTTTACTCAGCAAAAGCGTAAAGCTCCTACAGCAAAAAGCCTGACTGCAAGGATTTACTTGGCAGGTCAGGCTCTAACTGGTCTATTGGCAGGGGCTAGGTCGAGTAACGATATGCGAGAAATAAAGCG